GGCATTTATTTAACAATTTTACAGCTCTTTCATAGTTACCGCCCTTTGCGGCAAGTCCTACACTCTGTAATGCTTGTCTAATGTTATTGTGTTTTTGTAATGCTGTCAATAATTCCTGATCAGATACCTTCTTTTTTCCTGGATTTTTATTTCTTCCCCTAAAGGTATCTGTAAGACTATGACAGTTTGGGCAAAGCCATCTTAGATTTTCTTTACGATTATCGATTCTTCTACCATTGATGTGATCTAATTCTAGAACCAGATGTTTTCCGTGCCAATCTGTTATTCCGCATTCTGCCGACGAACTTTTGTTTGGTTCGAGACCGTAATAGGCCTAAGAAGCACACCAAAAGTTCTATTACCTATGAAGAACTTGTAGAAAAGGTAAAAGAATATGATAGGATGGTAGGCCGGGTGTGAGTCGAACACACCACCAACGGATTCCGGTTTGTGTAACTTTCGTTACTTCCTGGACTATGCCTTCGCCATATCTCTCGATTTAGGCGGGTGCCGTCTAGTCTCTACACGTTCAAAGATATTTCTATCTAAGCTTCGCTCGGCGTTAGCATAATATTTCTATCTTAGCTTTCGCCGAATTTGACACCATCCCTTAGGAAGTTTCCTATCCTAAGGCACAATTTTCATGAGTCCGCTGCTCTAACCAACCATGAGCTACCGGCCCACTATCCTATCATACTCTTCTAACCAACCATGATCTAAGGGCCCTGTGTTTTACAGCACCAGGAAGAGAAGGCCAATCAGGAAGTACATGCTTGTTTCTCCACGGTAATGATTTCAGCAGGAAGCCCTGCCGCGATGATGATCTTGCCCTTGGAAACACGCTCGGCCAGCTGCGATTGCTTCTTGGACTTGGTTTCTTGGGTCACGTACCATTCCAGAAGTTTTGCCTTCACCTGGTCGGCAACGCTGCCATAGGAAGGGTCGTAGGCAAAACGTAACGGAGAGTCGGACCACGCACCACGCTTCATGAAGGCATGAGCGGCAGCACGGTGTGCCTTCTTGGAAGGATCAAATTCGATGATTTCTTGACGCTTCAACAACATTTTTGGCCTCTTGTGAAATTTGTAGAAGGGAGATCCAATATATCTTGGTCCGGCGTAAGGGAATCGAACCCCTATTCGTGCTTTAGAAGAGCACTGTATTATTCCGTTATACGAACGCCAGAGGTGTTTAGTTGATGATTCCGCTCATAACAGGGGCATAAATCTGCACCCACCATTCAATAGGATGAAGATTCAATGCAAGCCAGACGGTAAGATCTTTGATGTTTTCCACGATAGCTCCTTGTTGTATATATTATAACAGGATATTCTTATTTACGCAAGCATGGCCCGGAAGATAGGCAATGCGCGACGATACAACTTGGCTTCACGAATATCTCGCAATTCGTAATCTTTTTCTTTCATCGTGTTCCACGGAGATTCGCCATTGGGTCCCCGGTAATGCTTTTCTTCCCATTCGGCAATCTTTGCCTCGGTCCAGCATTTGGCGGCATGAGTGGCGGTTCGATAGGTACGGCTCCAACGATCAACACGGCCATAGGAATCATCCTCCATTTGGACAACAATAGCCTTGGTGATGGCCACAGTGGTTTTACGCATGATTTATCTTTTCGGCTAAAATAAGCCTTTGAAATCAATAGGTTACAGCACCGGATTTGAAGAATTTCCGTTATTCGGGACTTCGACATACTTGGCATGCCCGCCCCAATCACCGATCATCCAATCTTCCATGGGTTCGTTGTTGGAAAACTTGTAGGTCTTTCCACGATGGATAATTTGAAGGGGGCAATCCCAACCCATGGTGAGGATGCCAGCAACTACCCAGAGATGCCCAGATCCGACTCCGTAGATTTGGTAGTCACCCGGGCCCATTTTCATTTCAGTTGCTCCAGTCTGGCCTTACCAGCAGCAATAGACGCTTCGGCCTGGGCAATAGATAGTTCAATCTGTTTTCGTTGTATATCCTTGTAGGCAGCATCAACTTCCGCACGGGCCTTGTCATAGTCTTCTTGCGACATTGCCCCCGAAGCAGCAGTAATCGTTGTGACAGGATTTTTGCCAGAGGTAGTCACCGAAGTGGTAGAATTCGGACAACGAGCCACATTGAGCGAAGTAATGCCGTCACTCAATCTGAAGAATTTACAATCCTGCAGTTCGGCCGGGAGTTGGAGATCACCAATTGGGTTTGTAGGTTTCACGCTCGGGCTACAGGCCGCAATCAGCACCAGAATAGATGCCGTTGCGAAAGAGCCGGCAATCCATTGCTTATTACGCTTCACCGTGTTCAACATTGAATTCTCCAAAGCGAGAGTTAAAATCATCGATCAGGGCATCCCGCTCATCGGAACCCCATTCGGCATTTTGAATAGCTTCGACAGCGTAAATGAACGCATCCACTTCAGCTTCGGGGACCGAATAACGAACACCCATGTCGTCATATTTGACATAACGAACGGGCTTGGTAATTTCTTGTGTAGCCAAATCAATCTCCGCTATCGATATCGTACTGTGAGTCACACTTCGTACAGGTATATCGATTGTAACACCTGCCAATAGTGCGGCCTGTGAAGTAGTGTTTGCAACCAAGGCCTGTTTTAGGGTCAATCTTCGTGTAACCCATTGCCTTGCCACCCATTGTTTGGCCACCACAATTGGTACACTGACGACGGGTATATCCCTTGTTCCAACTGTAGGTAAGTTCCTTTTCAGTCAATGGAACAGTTCCGGTACCTTCACACACCGGGCAGATGGCATTCCCGACGGGAATGGGATCCCAAGTTCGGTCGATTTTTTGTTCCGTAGTTGTCATGTCGACTTCAGTGGAGCATTGGCTTGCCAGTGGTGGTCGAAACCGGAACATCACCGAGTTCTTCAAGTTCATCCTCGGCACCGTCCATCGCTTGGAACAGCTTTTCCATAGCAGCCAGAGCACGCTCGGATTCTCGACGTTGGCGAATAATCATGCGAAGGATGTTCTTGGCATGGGCTTCCGACAGATCCTGGATTTGGATCATCTGCCCGTCTTCGGTCATCCAGGCTTCTTCCAAGAATTCCTTGCCATCGTGCGCAATGTACTTCTTGCGAACTTCCCACTGAACTTCGAACTTGTTCAGCTCGATTTCCTTGGCACCGACAACAAATTCTCCCTTGAGCATCGGCTCCAAGAATTCGTTCAAAGCGTCAATACCTTCAATGATCTTCTTCATGTCAATCTCCGTACTTTCGTTGATCTCTCAGAACATCGGCCCATTCTGCCATTCGTTCGGCATTGGCGTGTCCGCCCGCATCATAGATGCCGCTCGGAGATTCGTTTCCGAGGGAATCATAGAATGTTTCTTCTTCGGCCATTGCCGCATCATCGACCATGATGCCCAGCTCTTCCCAACGTTCGCTGTCTTCGATGAAGATGCTGTAACCGTTTTCTTGTGCGAAGGAAACAACTTCGCTCCAGGTTTGTGCCGAGAAATACATATCGGCAAAATCGAGCAAGTCACCCTCGAACATGTAGTTTTCGGCAGTCGGTTCACTGCCTTCGAACACCATGAAGGTCTTTTGATTTTCCAGAGTGGGATTTTCGTCCATCCACACTGCCAGAGCACAAAACCACTCTTCTTGAGTGGCAAACATATTCTTGGTAGGTTTCATGTCAGTTCGTATCCGAGTAGTTTCAACATGGCATCGCACCATTGGCGCGAATCTTCATCAAAGGCATCTTCGCCTCTGGTACCATAGCACCAATCAAGGTGCTCTTCCCAGCGGTACTTGACGTATTCGCCGCCATCCTCGTAATGGCCACGCATTTCTCTGAGAGAGGCCTCACGAATGCGAACACGTGGGGATTTTTCAATGAGTGCGACACGTGAACGAATGTCGTTCGGATCTGCCCCAACAAGATGCCGGGCTGCTGCATATCCGTCGACGATAATCCACGGACTGACCTTTTTTGTAAACATGCCTGCATTTTATGTAGTGCCGTTGGAGGTGTCAAGTGGTGTCAGCCTGACTATATACAAATGTCGGTCGGTTGATTGGAAAAAGAATTTTACCAAGGCCAGGGCCCGGGCTGTGGCATACAGGCAACAGGAAGAAGATCGACCATGGCCAAGACCTAAGTGTTGGCCGTTAGCAACAGTGGGCGACATCTTCGTTGTCGGTCTTCGTTGATACCAATGTTAGTAGGTAGTTACTTCCTATGTAAGGAATGTAACAATTCGTAAGAAATGTAGCGAATTGTAACAAAATTTCTTTCCGTTTCGTTTCATTTCTATCCTTTTCTAAGGAGTTCGTGGAATGAACGAAATGGATGAAATATACAATTATTCGTCAGATAACTTTGGAGATGTTTTGGAAAAGGAATTATTTATGACCTCGAGATTTTTTGTTCTTTCCTTATGATGTTTATCGCATAAGGTTTTAATCCATCCGTTGTTTCTTCTTTCCCCAGGTGCACCACATTCTTCGCATGTTACGGTAGACATTGCTTCAGCAAATGCGATGTAATTATCAATTTCTGAAGTAGAATTAGCAACATAGAATCTCAACGAACCAAACTTCTCCTTCACCTGCTCAATTCTTGGTAAATCCTCAATTGCCTTAGCAAGGGTTGCTTCAAGTTCGGCAATAGGAGGCATCTTTGCTTCGGGATTTTTCAAAGCATAGTTTAATCTGTAACGTGCTTGATTTACATCGTGTGACATATAGCCGCATAGAATGCGAACTATATTATACCAGCCGTTGCCGATAGCGAAATACTCGTCGTCGCATTTTTCAAAGAGTTCAGGGTTATCTTGTACCAATTGTTGGAATTTATTGTCGTCCATATAGTATGTGAGCTGCCTCATAAGGTTAAAGAGATATAGGCGCATAGGCCTATAGGCACGAATTCTGTGCAGGATTTTCCCGCAAGATTCCTGTACAACTTTCCTACCTAAATTTCCAAATCTGATCTAGAAATCTGAGATGGAAAATCCTGGGGGAAAATCAGACCTGAATAGGGCACATGGTTAAATAGATAAGTGATGTTTTATTGAGTAATATATAATTACCTGAAATAGATTCATATTTGAGTGCAGCAATAGGTTGATCTTCTTGTAATGGAAATTCTTTATTATAGAAATAATCAAACATAGGCATCATTGTTCCTGTAGAACAATCTATCATTAGATATCTTATCATACTTCTGAACACTATTTTTTTTCCATGAATTATTACTTCTGAATTTTTAGAATCAAAAACTAGTATGGAACCTATTCCAAATTCTGTCTGTTCTATTATTTCCTTGTACGTATTGTTCTTATCATAGAATATCTTTTTTGTTAGATGCTTATATCCAAATATCGGCTGCCAATTGTATGGTTTTTCTTCAGCCATGATACTTGATATAGATGTAAACCATAAGGCCACAATAATTAGGAGAAATCCTATTCGTTTCATAACTTTATTTATCGAATATACCCTTCTTTCCTATAGACATCTTCCTCTCTAAATGTTATTCGATCAAATGACATATGACCATATTTTAATCTTAGAATAATGATTTCATCCTTACTGAGTCTAGCCAGGAAATGCCGATAGGTATTGATTCTTTCTACCTCTGTGCGAAGATGAACAGCGTTATAACCATTAATTAATATATCAATAGTTTCCAGACTCGGTGGATTTAATTCTACTATTCTATAGTATTCTTTCACATCTATAAAACCCTTTTTGCCATTGATGCTATAGATTCCTTTATAATTGGCCTATAAACACGAAGATTAGGAAATGTAAGCTTAATGAATAAAGCTTCTTCTTCTGTTAATTGCGCGGTGTAGATAGCAATATGTTTATCTTTTCTTGTTGCCATCCAGTTGAGATCTATTTCAAAATCAATCTCGGTGGTTACTTTTAGATCGTATCTTATTTTATTTTCAAAAAGGTAATTACCGACATCGCGTTCTTCCGTCCAAAGTTCCGCGATATTATAATAGGTCCTTACTTGACAAACCATGAGAACATTGACCTAACTTTGTTTTTTCTGTTTACAGAATTTCTATTCTGGATTACCTGTACTCCACCTACCGATAGCATAATCGCAGATAATTCGTGTTCTTCGATAAGCAATGTATATGTTTTTAGAAGTTGTTGATCACTGCCCGGCGGACATTGGTAGCCAAACGGGCAGAGTTCGTAATTAAAATCAGCGCCAAGCCGAAATACAATACCCCGGTTAGTAAGGTAGGTTCCTAACTCCGAATCGCCGTGGTTCGACGGATCGAATTCTTGAACTAGGGTAAAATATTTTCTCACCAAACTTCGCTTTTTAAGTTAATGATTTTTCCGGACTGGCAGGCAAGACGAATATATAACAACTCGTATTTGGAAAGTTCAACGATGTAATCGTTTTCGAGAATTTGATTATTCTCTCTTACGCCACACGCAAATTCACTCACTACACCGAGTTGGGTAATAATTCTTTCAAATTCTGCTACATGTTCTCCGGCAATTTTTATATGATATCTTTCTCTCATCTATTATAGTTCTTTTTCAATCTTTAATATGTCAAATTCGTTTTCGGCGTATTTCCAATTCCACCATACACCTCCTTCACCGTCATAGCGTGCCATACCCTTTCTAAAAATCCAGCCGAACCAACGAACTTCGTGGTTATCGTGCTCAAGACGAACAGGCTTCCAAGCAAACCATTTATGCCAGGAAGTTAATTTCTGAACCTTAAGGTCTTCTTTTTCCCTGGCAGTAAGGAGCCTGAATCGAATCATGGGGTAGTTCCTGCGGTGCCTCCAGCAGAAGGAGGGAGTAGCGAAGGATCAACCTTCACAGTAACCTTAACCTTATGACGATCTTCCAGTTCCTTCTCGTAAGCTTCTTCTTCCGGGGTGCGCTTGCGACGGATCTTCACTTGCTTCATTCCCAGACGGAAAGTCAGGCAGGCTTCTTCTTCCATCTCGATCACCGCACTCTTATCGGAGTAGCGAGGATCCTTTTCATCGACCAGATGAATATCCTTGATGATATTGTATTCATCAGGCTCAAGGCGGGAAAGAACTTCCCGGAACTTGTTCTCATCATTGCGATCAAAAGTAAAGGTGTATTCGGTTTTGTCAGTCATGGTTCTTCCTAAGATTGAGTTATTTTAACACAGTTGGCTCGTCATCGCAACGATGTACGGTGTTATTTAGATTGTCTAACACCTTTTTGAAGTTTAAACATCCGAGCACAGGAAATTTAAGATTCAAGGTAAGTGCAGATTCAGAATCCATTATCACAGCGTATAGACTTGAACTTCCTATTGGTCCAAAATCATTTGATAGATGTGTAAAGGAGATTTCTTGTTCCTTGAGATAAGCCTCGAATCCTGCACAATTGGTTTGTTTGACTCTAATATAATATTTTTTAGGTGCCATATGTGTGTTTATCTATTTGTATAAATGGTACTGCCAATCTCAGCAGTACCAGATCTTCCTCTGTCATCTCAACGCGATAAATTTGAAATCCATGGCCGCCCCAAACATGCCTGGATGTTTTTTCGTAACCAAGTTCTGTAATTTTGTCTAGAAGATCAAATGAATCTTCATCATCGACCTGCATATAGACAATTGATTTCATTTTGCTACTAAAGAAAGCCCGCTGTTTGATAACACAACAACTAATGCCTCTTCTTCATCCATTGTAACTTCGAATGTATACAGGATGGGGTCTAAGTTCATATTCTTAGGTACGGTTTTTCCAATGTAATGAATCATTATATCGCGACCTACGGCAGCATCCCATAATTTTTCAACGCCGACTGCGGTAGTAGTGCAGGTAAAAACCTTCATGCTGAGCAATCCAGAAATGTTCCATCGGGATACGATAGTCTAAGAAAAGTTTCTACTTCCTTATTTGGTACCAAGAAAGTAATGCATATCAGAAATGTGTTCTGTGATGTTTCGGCATCAATAACTACCGATTGTCGAAACAAAATTAGGCCCATACCAGTGAGCCAGTTTCTTTTCTCTTCTACGTCTTTGACGTGGCAGGTATAACTCATAGCCTTCATTTTCTTTGCCTATACTTTTCCACATGCTCGATTCTACTAGATCGTAATTTCAGTGAAAGAAGGGCACCCTCGTCAATGATAGCTCCAATACGAACCATTGGCAGTTCTTTCTTCCAGTCCCAGGTATCTTGGAGAGCAGGAAAAATCTTCTGCTCGTTGAGCCATTCGATTTCGTCATCAAAGACATCTTTATAGACGAGATAGGTAACTTTAAACATACTTTAGTTTATAGTGTTTTACGGAGAAGGGTAATCGGTAAAATCAATCTCAGTGCCGTAATATGGAAGTTCGGTAACATTAAATCTTAGCTTGGCTATTATTTTTACATCTTCGGATGGATAGCATAATATCCAACAGTGTTCGGCCGTATATGCTGTTGTGAAGCCACCAAACCCGTGTTCTACCATTAGGTCAGTAAACTCTTTTATATTATCTCTAGGGAGAAAAATTTCCCAGCAACGATTCATTCTTCTATATCTTTTTTCCAATCGTTGATGAAATATTCATCATAAATTTCTTTTCTTGGCTTTATACTCTTGATGTACTTATTTTCAAAATAGTTAGATTTCTTGATGTCATACATACCAGCTAACTTACGAAGCTCCTTCATGATTTCATAATCATCTTGTGGCTTATGTACCGGTCTTTCTCTTAGGTGCGCACCAAACTTGAGCTTTAGGAAGACAGCAACACTTTCCGGCGATTGAAAATTCACCTGAATGGTATTTTGATCCTTGTTTAGATAAAGCCCACTGGGAACACGTTCAACCCTTCCTTCGGGATAACCATTTGAACATTCGAGCAGGAATTCGGCATATGCCCTTGACATCATGTTAAATTCAAAATCTTGACTAATTAACGCTTCCATACATTCTCACTTCCGTATTTCAATTTGAAAAAGGTATATTCTTCTTCGGTTACACTTATTATGTAAAGACGACTTTTTGTATTTCTCGAAACAGATGTATCTAGTATTTTTATTTTATCCAGTTCGGGAAGTTTTATTCCGTCTGGAAGTATTAAGTGCATATCGACCATAGTAAGATTGTAGAGGTTTGTGGGCCAAATGTCAATGCCCGATATATGGTCTAATTGCTAAATTATCTGCTATGTAGAATTCTTGCCCGGGTTTTAGATACCTTGTCTCCTCGGTATTCCAATATGCTAATACATTGGTAGATATTATACGAAAAAAGGTTAATGTATCTGGATCAAGTACATATTCCGGAACTCTTTGTATTATTCTATATTGTGTGTTAGGTGACCTATTTATCAATGTCCAAATACGACCGGAAGATGAGTACCTATCGAGTATTCTAAATTCCTCGATTGTGATTAGTATATTATTTCTGAGGATAATACTAATCTCTTCCATTATTTACATAATTTCCCATTCTGGATAATTTATAAATGGAAAGATAATTCATATTAACCGGTAATTAATCCCTGCCCCGGTGCAGTCCATAAAGGACCTACTGAAACCGGACCATATGTTTTAACTGGAACATACAATGCATTGCCGTCATCCAATCTAAAACAAATTTTACCACCACGATCAGTAGTGCTTAAATAATTATCGAGTACGCGAACCATGAAGGTTCCTAGTGTATTATCTACCAAAATGAGTTGCCTCATTTCAAATAGAACACCAGAAGGATTTCTAGGAAACCAGTTTATCGAAATAATGTGATTTAGATCAGATCCTTCGATTTTGAAATAGCTCGGCACACCGCTTGTTATAACCACTCCGGCAATACCGGTGCCCTCATAAGGACTTGTCGGTAATGCTTGAACGCTGGCTATAGTTGTCATCTAGTATTTATCTTAGGAAGAAATTCTGCCCAGGCAGTACGAAATTCCTCGGTTCGTTTCTTGCTAAGAAAAGCAACCTTATCCATGACAAATTGCTGATATTCCTCATCGGTAATTATGGGTAATTGTTTACCGGTAATGATAGTAAAGAAAGAATTGAAGCTCTCGTCAGCTTCAAATATCCAGCCGTTCGCCCATTCGTACAATGTAATACATCTTTTGTGAAAATTAAAATCAGCAGGATTTAACCAAGTGCAATCTTGATCTTCAAGGTAGGCAATGCTATTGCTCGGTACGTAGAATTTCATCGTCGGTATTTGTCTTTTAATTCATCAGGAATATAAGATATACGCATTCTCTCAGCAAGGAAGGGATCCTGGAGTTTGATAACCGATGCATACATAGATGAAATTTTACCTTGTACTCTTTCCCATTCGGAATAATTTCCATCTTCGTCTAATTCAGATTCCTCTGCAACCTTAATCAAGACAAAATCATCTCCCAGTGCTAGTAATTTTTCTCGAAGGGTATTTGCTTCAATCGGCTGTCCTGCGATAAACTCTACCAACACAAATTCTTTCATATAGATATTGCCTCTTCATATTTTATACGCAACAAATGATAATTAATCATGCTACAGATAGGAATATAAATTTTTCCATTGATGCTAAGGTCTGAAATTTTTAATACCTTAATTGCCTGAATACAAGACACGGGTTTGTTAAGATGAATATTTAGAAAAATTTGACGATCTTTAGTTTCAATCTCAACCTTGCCTATGCTGTTTTCGCTAACCTTAGTATCCCGTCCATTATTGTATCCCGATAACGGATAGGTAATTAATGCAATAAAGATAAATGCAAGCATAAGGGAAAGAACAAATTTCCCCAAAATAGATTTCATTGACGTGCCCCGAATAAACACCTATTTATTATTTCAAGCTTCTTCAACTGAGAAAGACCTAAATTAAGACTATTTTAATGTATAATTACATTTTATGTCAATTGAGCGGCGATAAATAAGTATATACATAATGGAATCTTATGAGACAGAAAATTTATATCCTTTATAACGATATCACCAAATACATCGCAGAAAGAATAGCATCTAGTATTTCGGGTAAACTTGTTTATTCGAAAGATTTTATTCTAAATGAGGATAATCTTATCGAGATGGCAAACGATTGTGGTTCTCGTTATTTCTATGTAATTAAGACTGATACGGAAATAACTTTTCCAAATTTTGATTTCTCATTCAAACCCGATTCATGGGATAAGGATTATGTTCACATCTGGAATAACGATCCTTCTGTTCGCATCTATAATGCAGATAATGTATTATCTAATCCTTCTAAATATACAGATTTAGCATTAGGAGAGGGAAATGTTGATATTAAGAATATACCGGGAAGAATGTATTCTTATCCAGTTTTTGATATCATTTTTCTTAGCTACGATGAACCTGAGGCAGAGGAACATTTTTCTAAACTGAAATTAAGATTTTCTTATGCAAAAAGATTACATAATATCAAAGGTATTTTTGAAGCTCATAAGGCAGCCGCAGAATGGGCAGCCTATGATAAATCAGATATGTTCTATGTAGTGGATGCAGATGCTGAAATACTTCCAACGTTTAATTTTGATTATCAACCAAACGCATACAATAGGCAATCAGTTCATGTATGGCATTCCCATAATCCGGTAAATGATCTTGAATATGGTTACGGTGGAGTTAAATTATTCCCCACTCAATTACTAATTGAATATACAGGTTCGCCTGTAGATTTTACCACAACTGTCTCTAAGAGCTTTAAGGTAATACCCGAAGTAAGTAATATCACACGTTTCAATACAGATCCGTTTTCAGCATGGCGTAGTGCATTTCGTGAATGTGCTAAATTAGCATCTAGAGTTATATCAAATCAGGAAGACACTGAAACTACCAAACGCTTGGTAGATTGGTGTAAAAAAGGTGCTGATCGGGAGTTTGGTGATTTTGCCATCATGGGCGCGATAGCTGGTAGGGAATTTGGATATCTACATAAAGATCAACCCGATATGCTCAGGTTGATTAATGATTTTGACTGGTTAGAAAAGCAATTTAATTCTTAGCAATATTTTCCTAAATATATTTCTACTTGCTCATTTATATCTTTTTCTAATTTATCAGTATTCACAAATACCTTAACATCTCGCATCTTCTTAAATGCGGTTTCCATAGCTTCCCAGGAAGCATTTCGATTAATGGGAATTGGATGTGTTAATTCACTACCGCTTAATTCAACTACATTTCCGTCATAATATTGAACAAGGATTTGTTCAATATACCTGGCTGGAATTTCTGTAGCATCTATTTCTTTAACTATGCGATCAAATACAGATGGACGAGCAATTCGATCTATTGCTTTATCGATATTGAAACTTGTTGTTGTTCTTTTTGCCATAGTACCTCCCGGATACTTATTATTTATTGAAAACAGACCGGTATAAACCGGTCTGTTTACGGGAGTTAGGCCTGCTCTGCTCTTGCGGCATCGCGATTGATTTTAGCCGCTACTCTTGCGTCTAAAGCCGCCTCTTTCTTCTCTACCTTAGCCTCTGCTGCCTTACGCTGGTCACGCTCACGACGCTTTGCCTTGCGCTCTTCCATCTTTTGAGCTTTTTCCTCTTCCGGGGTAGGAGGTCTACCTCTTCCGGGTCTTAACTCTGGTGCCATTGTATATGCTTCTTCTCTTTTCCTTTCAGCATCGCTTTCTAGAAGCTCTGCTTGGGAAATCAATGCCTTAGCCTTGGCTACCAAATTAGTAGTATCTGTTGGAGGAACATCACCCTGCATTCTTGCTGCCAGTGCTTCGGCAGCAGCCTGCTTTTCGGCCGGTGTACGAGTATCTTCCACTTTAGGCGGAGTATTTGCTTCTCTAGCTTTGTACTCATCAACCTTCTTATCAATTGTTGCGTTGATAAGAGCAAGTGGTACTGCCTGACCCGGTAACGGGTACATGGTGATGTTAGAAACAGGTTCCTTGCGTAAATAGCCTCTCTGATGGAGAGCGGTTAGGCAATTTAACCCATCCGGGAATGTTCTGCGATTCAATACTTCATAGAATTCGTTTGTTTCTAATGCCTCTCTACTGTTGAGACACTGGATTACATAGTCATGATAGCTATCGGGCAGTCTTTCGGTTTCGACAATTAAGCACGAGTTATCATCGTTAGGCAGCTTTCGGAATACGACTGCTACTCTAACACCGGTGTTTGAAAGCTGACCCGAGTGCTTTTTTAAATTTTCCAATGGCATTCTTTAATTCTCCTTAAGGGGGCAATGTGCCCCTTTGGTTACGCTGCTGCTGTTGCTGTTCCTGTTGCTTCTGTCTCTTCCTTCTTCTGGACGGATTCAACATAAGCAAGGAAGCTGGCTAGCTTATTGAAAGCATCGCCGACTTGTGATAGCTCGCCGGCCTGGAAGGCTCCACGACGCGAAGCAAGATCGATGATCTTAGCTAGAAGCTGAAGATCAGCAACTGTCAGTTGAACTGGCTCCAGGGTTGTGCTTGTTTGAGCTTCGGCCCCTGGTGCTGTTGCTACTGTTTCCTGGGCTGGTGCTGCTTTCTTTGTTGTTTTTGCCATTTTTATCTCCATAAGTGTTAAATGGTTTAAGTATTCTCTACCTACATTACTTATGACATTTTGGTAAAAATGTTCAGAATATTGATATTTTATTGGACAAAAATTATGTGACTGAATAGATAACGGCTGTTATAATGGCTTGATCTTTCTTATGTTGACGTTTTATCTCAACCGAATAGTTATATTTTCGCGAAAGCTTTATCTCCACACCATACAATGATTGAAAGCAAGAAAGGGCCTAAAGGCCCCTTTCTGTGGGTTGTTAACCCTATAGCGAAATCGGTTCTACGCCGACATCATGTGCAGATGGTTGAGGTGCGACTTTAACAAGTTCTGGTGGCCAGTCAATATAAAATTTCCATTCCTCATCGCGTACATGAATCGGAAATTGCTTTCGCTTCTTTAAGATTTCGTAGTACGTTGGCCTGTAAGGTTTCTTCTTCGGAACAATTGTTCCGTCAGAACCCTTATCGCTGTTACATGCCTTGCAGGAAGCACAGACGTTCAGCCAGTTGGTTTTACCGCCTTGTGACCTGGGAACAACGTGGTCAAGCGTTAATTCAGCAAGTTTTACCTTGCCTTCCATGCTTCGACACCGGCTGGTGGTCTGTAGCTGGCAGGTAAAATCGTCACGCAGATAAACGTTATTCCTACTGTACTTGAGTTGCTTGCTCCACTTAACTTGCTCCGTCATGATAACAATAGACGGAACCTTCATTTCCAAGTGTTGCGAACGCACAGTCCAATGCTCGTATTCCTTCAGGACCCGAACCTTCTCAAGAAACACTAGACGCATTGCTACCTGCCAAGTGACAACGGATAAAGGAACTAAGGATAGTGGTGTTCCATCAGCGTTTAAGAGTAGTGTGTCCAATTGTTACACCCTATGATAAATATTGTGGAGGTTTTATGTTTTTATCAAACAAATATACTAAATGTTATTATAAGATAATAGATAGAGCATTGTCAAGAAATAGACAATCGGATGTTTATTACGAAAAACATCATATTTTGCCAAAATCACTTGGTGGAACTAATGAGCGATCTAATCTTGTATATTTATCAGCTAAAGAACACTTCATATGTCATTTATTATTAATCAAAATGACAGAAAGATTAGAAAGGAGAAGCATGTGGTATGCTGCCTATCGAATGTGTCATAAAGATAATGAATACATTCCGGGATCACGAATTTATGAAATATTAAAACAAAAAATGATCTTAGCTAATAAAGAACGAATCGGACCTAATAAAGGTAAGATAATGTCACAGGAACAGAAAGATAAAATCTCTGCTTCCGGCAAAGGAATTCTTCGTGGTCCAATGTCTCAATCTCATAAGGATAATCTAAAACAGAAACGATCACAGGAAACTAAAGATAAAATCTCTACGGCTCGCACTGGTGTATCGTCTGGCCCGCGCTCAGAAAAACAAAAGGCTGCTGCTGGGGCAATCTGGCGTGGAAAGAAAATGCCAACTCAAACATGTGAATATTGTAATAAAGAAGTTTCTCATCTTAATTACAAGAGATGGCATGGTTTTAACTGTAAGTTATCCTAATTGAGTATTTCAAGATAACCCTTAAACTCGAAAGGTATTCCTTTTAGTTTTAGGGCAACAGCATCTTCCTCATTACAGTCGACCTGAATTAACTTATTCTTTAAGTCTCTGTATTCGACTTGATTATCACAATTATCGTCGACCCACGCCTTAAAGAATATTTCGTAGATACGATTATGCTCGTCTCCGGGTTTCTTTATTTTGTAAAATAACGAGGTTGTATACATCAAAGATTGCCTTTGATGTATTTATCCCTTCTGTATCTAACCTGTTAAGAGCTTTAGGTTGATGGCTGAAATAGCAGCTCTGGCATCATTACGGTAGCCTGCCTTTTGGTGCTCATCGACTTCAGAGGTCCCTGACCATATTGCTTCAAAGACACGATCGAATGCGTTTTCAAGTGATATATGGGAGTCAAGTCTGATGCCTATCATATCATCTAAGGCCACAGATGCTTCCCTAAATAATCTGTCTTTAGCGATAGCTCTAGCAATAGCTTCAACAAAATCGGCATCTGTAGGTAATAGAATTTGTGTCATATTAATTCTTCGGTGTATGTTCCTTAAGCCATTCGGTAATGGAATCACTAATTGATTTTTCCGGAGCCGCTGTAGATTGACCTACTCTACCAATTTGGTCGGGAGGGACAGTGGACTTATCTTTCCAGAAGACCAACGCGAGCACTAGCAGTCCAACAATAATTAGGAATCTCATATTGAATATTACCTCTACCAAAAATCGCAACAATCTGCATGTATTTGCTATAAGGCCGAGCAATGTAGATCACATCTTTTAGCATTGCTTCGGCCTTAATAGGCGAATTTACCAGCTTACTTCTTGTTCTGCGGGCTATGACGGTCAGGCTCGTACCACGCAGTCATACCAAACGGAGCAACAAGTCGATGAGAAGGATCGCCGTGGATGAGGAACAAGGTATCACACCAATTCTCATCGCCCCAACTACCACACGGATAACCGTCAGTCATCATAATGAAGCGTTCCGGCTGAATATCATTTTCCTTCATGTATTCCCAGTTACACATAAAGTCGGTACCACCGCCGCCCTTGATATCATATTCGTTGATTTCATCCAGGTTTTCCGGCGTAAACACCTGCTCGTTATAAACACGAGTGTCAAAGCACCAGACACGCAGCTTAAAGTCAGCAAACTGTTCCATAATGCCCTTAACTTCGCTGAGCAGATCGCGCAGCATGTCTTCAGACATAGAACCAGAGCAGTCAATCGACACCGCAGCTTCAACACGCACATCTTCCTTGGTACCGGGAAGATAAATGCCTGCGGCCTGCGTCTTGCGCGAGCATCGTTGCCACGTGAAATCGTTCTTGATCATTGACTGAATCTTCATGTTGAGGATCTCACGCCAATCCATCTGCGGTTCAGTCAAATCCTTCAGCATGCGCTTTACACCTGCGGGCGTATTGCCAGCGCCCGCGGCCTTGGCCGCCTGCATTACGGCATTGCGGATCTCATCCGTCAATACACGACGCTCTTCCTCAGTCATCGGCTCGCCCTTGCCATCACCCGGCTCCAAGTGAACGTCGAATTGCGGGAATTTCTGGTTCGGATCCTTCTTCAGAATCTCATAGACTTCTTCGGCAAACATACCCTTGTACTTCGAGTCGAAGCAAGGAGTAACACCGCTGGTCTTGGGATCAGGAAGTTTGCCGATATTGTGCTCGTGGAGTTCGTAGTTGATGACATAGTCAGCAGCCGCATTCCACATCTCCTTGTGTCGACTACCACGACGCGACATATGGTCATAGACGCAGTGTTCAACTTCGTGGGCGACCAGGAAGATGGTTTCGGGCTTGGTCAGCTTGCTGATAAAACCGCGATTGTAGTAGAAATAACGCCCGTCGGTTGCAGCAGTGGGACACCAGCCTTCGTCGGTGGCATCACGCAGAATCAGACGAGTTGCCAGCGTACCCCAAAACGGCTGCTGAAGCAGCAGGGAGATACGAGCGCGGGTGAGTTGTTCGAGAACTTGTTCAGGACTATCCTTTGAGCTCATTTGCTTTTCCTTTAAATATCGTCAGCACAATTTTGTGAACATTTATCACAACAATTACACAAGGTGTGATCGCCGTGAATTTCTTCGCCGAAGGGACAGGTATGTTCTTCTTCCGCAATATTCGTATTACAGGAACGGCACAACCCGAACGCTAAGACTTTGTATGTTCTATCCTCGTCTGATTCTATAGTCATATTGTATTGTAATCCAGTGTATAGGTCAAAGAACCAACTTCGATCTAAAAAAAGGGGCCGCCGCCCCTTCAAATGGT